AGCTACTACCATTACTTCAAAGAAAGTAGAGCCTCAAAAAGATGCATTATTATCTGAAGAACAAACTAATAAGATAATAAAAGTCTTTGATGATATTGATGTAGAAATATGGGATCTAGAAAAGATTGTAGGTAGCCATGAGAAGTGGACTGAATCTACTAGAGTAAAACTACTAGCGTCATATAATAATATTCAAAATGGTATTAAATCTGTAGAAGATTTTAAAGCAGGTAAATAATGGAAACTAAAACTATATCATCTGAAAATTTTATCATTGGATCAATCATTAATGATTATCCTTTGTTTAGAAAAATTTCTAGTGATTATGGTTTAGATGTTGAACATTTTGAAACAGCTACAGCAAAGCAAGTATTTGTTGTAGCTGATTATTTATATTCACAAGGTACAATAATAGATCCAGCATCTGTTATCGAAAACATTGAACAAAATAAAAGTAATGTAGATATAGAAGCTCTATCACAAGTTGTTGTAAACTCTTTGAATATAACAACTAACACAGAAAATATTTCTAAACATATAGATAATATTATTATGAAATTTCGTAGACGTAAGATTAAAGAACATCTTTCGTCTGGTATACAAGCATTAACAAATGGGGAGGATTTAGATGCGATAATAAGTACAACTAAATATAATATATCTAACTTAAAAGTTAATGAAGACGAACAAGTATCTATTAATGATACTATTAAAGGAATGAAAGATAAGTATATCTTAATAAAGAATAAAGGCTGTATGGGTGTTCAATCTAGATGGAAACAAATACAAGATCACACAGCAGGTTATCCTTTTGGAAAGATAACTGTACTAGGTGCAAGACCAAAGATGGGTAAGTCTACACTCGCCTTAAATGAAGCTGTATTTTCTAGCATAGTAAATAAATTACCTACTTTAGTTTTTTCCATTGAGATGGATAAATCAGAGTTGTTAGAAAAAGCAGGATCAGATATTGCAGAAGTAGATAATAAAGATTTAAAACTTGGTAATCTATCTGAAAAAGATATAGAAAAATTTATATCTAATGGTCCCGAAATAATATCCAAATGTCCTTTATATATTAAAGATAGTCCGTCACAGACTGTAGAATCTATATGTTCTGATATAAGAGAATATGCAACAGATCATGATGTTAAGTTTGTTATTGTAGATTACCTACAAATAATAAGTTCAACACCTGGGATGTCATTTCAAAACAGAGCATATGAAATACAGTATATGACTAATCAATTAAGAATAGCAGCAAAGGAAACTGGAGTTGCTCTTATTCTTTTGTCGCAGATAAGCAGACCATTCAAAGGTAAAGACAGTTCAAACATTGCACCCATGCCAGAGATGCATGATCTTAAAGATTCTGGTGCTATTGAACAAGATGCATATATAATAATGTTTATTGGTCCACCAACAATTATCCCTGAAAATAAACCTTCATGGGTTAATCCACATGTGGAACAATGTACAGTTAGAATTGCAGCTAATCGTGGTGGTTCATCAGGAGAAATACATATGATGTTTAATAAACCACATAATAAATTTTTATCTATGGCTGAATATCAAGTATTCAAATCTAAAGCATATGGTGGTAAAAATGACCCTTTCTAAAAAAGAACAATATAGAAGATTAAATTCGTATGATGATGTTAAATGGCAAAAACTTTTAGAACCTATAGAAGATTGTCATTTAAAAAGAAAGGTAGCATGTATTGTGTTTTGGGATTTTTATAATCTTCAATCCAAAAGAACACCATATCTTAAAACATTAGTTAGATTATTTAATGTAAACCTGCATGAGGATTTAGTTCCTCAAGCAGTGCTTTACAAAGAGTTATTAAGAATTGGCTATCCTAAATGGAGAGCAAGTGAAAGATCTAGGAGACCTAAATGTCACAGATAATTAAAAAAACAAAGAATACACCTGAATTACATTATGGAATGATGTCAAGATGGAGTGATCTAATGCAGTTAAATACTGCAGAGTATGCACCAGAATGGGTATCTCATGTATTTGATAGATCAATGACAATACTTCAACATAAACATCCAGAACTATTAGATCAGATTCGTAAAGTTGTTAATGAGAATTTCGATGGGTAATATATCACCAACTCAAAGAACTCTTAAAGCTAATAGAAATCTTGGTAGAATTTGTGGTATAGTAGAAAGATGGCAGCAATATGGTGGCAAGTTTGGTATACGACAAGATCTATTTGGATTTATAGACATCATAGCTATTGACGAACAATATGGTATTGTAGGTATACAATCTACAGGTCAAGATTTCTCTGGACATGTGAAAAAAATCATGGAGCTAGAAGAAATAGTTAAAAAATGGTTGGATCATGCACCATTAGAATTATGGTCTTGGCGTAAAGTTAAGAAGGTTCGTGGGGGTAAAGCTATGATATGGAAACCAAGAGTCGCTGATTTTTATATAGACAGTAATAAAGAACTAGTTTATAAATTAGTAGACAAATAATACGTTCAAGCGAAAGCTCGGAAGTACCACATAGTGTGGGAAGGAACGCATCGTAACTAGGAGAGAACAATGGTACACTTAAATTATAGAGGTGCTGAAGTTATTCGAGAAGATGCGGTGAAAAAAGATCACATCGCTTCTTATCGTGGAGTAACTTATAACACCAAAGATGTTGAAGCAATGCCAGTAGCTACGTCTGGAACATATAGAGGTAGTAGCTGGAAGTCATAACAGAGAGGGAGCAATGCTCCCTTTTTTCATTTAAAAAAAGGATAGCTTTATGTATGTAGCAGATTTATGGGAAATGATAATACTTGCTTTATTGTTTGTTTTATTAGTATTTATTATTGGAGACTACAATGATAGATAGTTTATTATTTTTATTATTTATTATTTGTACAATCCTTCTTACATCAATTACTATCGAGGACTCTCTTGAAGTAAACGAAAAGATGGATGACAAATGGGAAAATTAATCAACACAAAAGATAAAGAGGGTTTGTTTATTTCAAGCATATTAACATTAAGCTTAATATGTTTCTTTATAGATCTATTACTTGTATTATGCAGGTAATGGGTCTTTATTTTTTTATTAACAAAGATAAAGAGCTAGGCATTTTTTACCAAACCAAGTTTTTCACATGATGATTTGTCTATATTAATTATTCTTTCACCTTTTTCAGCATATTTTTTTAAAAATGGGGGTGGTGTTACAAACCAAACTTCACCTGTTCTATCTTGTGTACCATCTTTTACTTCTATAAAAGCCATTTTTTTCTTACCCATTTTACCTCTACATCGAGTACAAATACCATAACCAGCTTTTATTAATTCGCCTTCAACTAATTCTTTCATTATCCAAGCATGTTCTTCACATCCACATTCAGGACATTCAATCATACCCTTTTTATTTTTCTTTGGTTGATAACCATATTGTAAATGATTACACTGTGGACAAATATATTTATGATTAGCATTACCCATAGGCACCATACCTACTTTATACTCATCTTGACAAACGACACATATACTAATTGCTTGTCTTATATTTGCACCAAATTTTGAATGCGGATCAAGATGTCTTGTCATACTACTACTCCATCAATAATGCGTTTATTTACTACATTAAATTTTTTACCAGATAATTCGATAGTTGCAAAGCCATGATTCCATTTATTAAGAACAGCATATTCAGGCTGCATATCACATAGACATCCTAAAGACCAACAATGTATATGTTTATTATCTGCAGTTTTAAACGCATGTTCAGATGTTTGATGTCTATGTCCTGCAATAGTACATACTCCTAAATTAGTTTGCAAAGTTCTAGCAAAATTAACAGGAGCAGTAGAATTAAATAACTCATGTCCATGTATTATTGTAAGATGTTGACCAGCTTTAATTTTTTGTTTGCCTTTAACTTCTTCTATACCATATTTATTAAAGTTTAATAAATTATATATTTCAAAGTCTGATATACCTATTATTTCTGGTGCCTTAACCCACATATACTTTTCCCAACGCTCTTCATGATTACCTATTTTATATATAATCCTAGCATGTGGATATCTTTCTCTCATATGTTGTATGAATTGTCTACATAACTGAAGTTCTCTAGATAAGTTACGTTCTGCAGGATTCTTTTCCCATCTAGATATAGAGAAGAAATCGGCTATATCTCCATTAAATAGTATGGTATCGGGTTCATAGTAGTCTGCATACTTTAAACACGCTTCTAGGGCTTTCTCGTCATGATAAGGCACATGTACGTCAGACATCACAAGTATTCTACCATCAGGTAATTTAAAATCTTTAAAAGGATTAGCTATACTTTTAGGTAATTCCATTTTAAATCCTGCTTTTTGTGGTTCACGAAAGGTTTTACTGTGAAGTTTTTTAGCTACTTCTCTTTCTCCTACACCTTTATTACCACGTCTATATCTAATCATGCTTCTAGCATTTTCTATTGTGGTAAAATGTTCAGGGTATTCTTTATATAATTTTTTTGCTAACGTCATTGTTGGTGCATCAGGAAACTCTTCTAATGTTTTCGATAGCAGATTAACTCTTTCTTCATTCATTATCTTTATCCTTTTCTATTTGTTTTTGTAAATTAGCTAATGCTCTCCAAGCAACAGCTACCCAATCTTCTTCTAACAAATGACGCATCATTGCATCTAATTCATCATGTGATTTACTTCTATCCCAGAACATAGGTTTACCAGGATTATGTTGCTGGCTACCTATAAATGATTGCTTTGATACTTCTTTTATTGCATCAGGGAAATATTTTATTACACCAGAGTATATAGGATACTCTTTACGTTTACTTGGATCTTCTCCAAAAAAGTCAGACATAGTATCTCCTTTACTTGTTTGCTGCAGATCGGAACCTACCGAACCATGCATCATTAATACTCCTTTGTACATTAATGTCAAGTTTTCTTTTTGATTGTTCTAGCTTTCTTTCAACTGACTGTTCTATTTGAGATTTATTTGTATCTAATCTTCTTAAAAGAGCTGCAGCTTTATCCATCTTCTTATTATCTTTGGCTTCTAATGCTTTGAAAAACTTCTCATAATAATATGATCTAGCTTGTGATATACCTTGAGCTAATATTCTATCTCCATCATATCCATTTTTAACAGCAGCATCTACAATTTCTGCTACAACATTTTCAAGTTTAGCATTTTTGACTATACCTTTAAATTCTCTTCTTATACCACCTTCTGCATAAACTCTTAATACAGATGCTATTTCTCTTTGTGCAGTATATGAGTTCATTCCTAATTTAACAGGTGCAAAAAACGTAGTCGGTTTACTTTTAGTTGGATCCATCATACCATCTAATATAGGTTGTAATGATAATGGTACAAACTTTTTACCAATAGAAGCTAATCTTCCATCCCACATATTACCATCAACTGCAAATATACTTTCAAGAAAATCATGTTTAGCCCACGGAGTTTCCCATCCAGGCTTAACTATATCAAATCCTTGCTCCATAACTATTTTAAATCCAATAGAAGATTTACCTAATGCAGTACCTACAGGATCTCTTAACCAACCTTTTGGACCAAAGACTTCATATGCCTGTTTACCCCATGCAAGATATGTTCTTCTTCTTTGGGTTCTTCCTATCTTATCCCATACTCCTATTGTTCTCCAAAATGGAGTTATATCTACATGTAATTTATGACCAGGTTCATTACCAAACGTAAATACTTCATCTTCATCGTCTCCATTACCTGTAGCTTGTGCTAATGCCCATATGGATGCTTGTAATATATTAGGTATTCCCATTAATACAATAGTAGGAAATGCTATCCAATATCTAGTAAGTCTATTCCTTGCATGTAATTCACTAGTAGGAGATCCAATAGCTTTATTAAGAGCATCTAAATGTGTAACACCAGATATATTTAAAGCAGACAATGTCCAGTCAGGTGCAAACATAAATAAGTTTAACCACTTACGAACTCGTTGATTAGCCCACATATATTTTTCCCACTCTTGTCCACCAAATGCATCATTAACGTAAGCAGAAATATCTTCTCTTAATTGTTTTTCATTTACTACCTTACCATACATTTCTATTTGTCTTTCTGCTTCTACTGCATATAAATTATTTGCAGAATACATCTTCATGCCTGGTAACATAACTTCCCACAACCAACGATCTGTAGCCCATTTAGCTTTATTAAATATTTTTAATCCATGACCTAACCCTTTATACAACATTGGTCCTTTAATCATATTAGCTGCAACGTTATCTAATTTACTATTTATCAAACCATATTCAATATCAGGAGATCTGCCTGTATCAAATTGTAATCCAGCTTGTACCCATTCTGATCCGTATGTAGGATTGTTTATTGTTTTTTGATATTCTCTTCTAATATCTTTAATTGTTCTAAATGGATGGAATAATAAATTGCCATCCCATTTTGCAAACTTTCTATATTTATAAGATCCATCTTTATTTCTTATAAAGTTTCCATTTTTATCTCTTTCAATAGATCTTTTTTCTAATCCATTTATTCCATCTAATGCAATCAATGATTCTATTAATGCAAATGGATGGAATAAAGATAATCCAATACTCATAGTTTTTGCTACATGATTCATTGTTAATAAAGAATCAAATACTATTCTTTGGAAGTTGTGTTTAAAATCTTTTTGATCAGCAAATATATGACCCATTAATTTTGCTGCAGTTCCTTTTTTAACCCATGCTGTTTTAATTGATTTATAACCTACTTCTACAACTTCATATCCTAATGCTGCAGGATTAACTTCTTCTGTTAATCTAGTTAATCTTTCAAATCCATTAATATTTTTTGGTACTTCAGATTTAAATTTACTATCAATAGTAAACATTGCTAACTCTAATTTATTAGCTATTGCATGTGCAGCAGGTTCAGTAAGAATACCCATCTTTTCAATGCCTTCTACTAACATCATAGGCAACATATCTTCATCAGTAACTTGAGCCATTGCACTTACAGATACTCTTTGTCTAGATACTTTAGCAGTTTCTTCTGTATACTCTTCTATTAAATTAACTAAATCTAAATTTTTAGGAACTAATTCTTTAGCATTAAATGCTTGTGTATAAGTATCATACAATCTACCTTCTTCAGATCTAGACTGTTCTCTATCTGCATATGGTAACTTTTTAAGTTCTTCTAATTCTTCTTTTGTTTTAGCATATGTATGAGGTACATAGTTATTTCTTTTAGCAAACCATAACTCTCCTATATATCCACTTGTTTTTTCTAATTGATCATATTGAGTTTTAAATATTTCATTTAATTCATTAAATAATTTATCTGTATCTGTTGTATCTAATAATTTAGGATGTACTCCTGTAGATTCTTTATTTGAT